GAGAGATTTCTCGTATGCCGCTATAATTTCGTCAGACCAAATCTCGGGGATAAAAGTAGCCGCCGTAGTATTGGTGACGTGATTAGTACCAAGTGCCATAATTTAGCTCCTTAACGCTATTTGACACGACCCTCAGCATATGCAGTCATAATTTCATTACTTAATGATTGGTAACGCTTTGGATCAGTTTGCATAAGTTTAATAATATCAGCACGACGATAGATTTTTCGACTTAATGCTTCCCCTGAACCTTTTGCATTGCCAGTAGAAGCAGACTTTAATTGGCGTTTGCGATCAGTTTCTTGCATTTCTGCTGTTTCTTTAACAAGATTCTGACGTTCTTTCCACGTTGTTAAAAGTTCATCAGCCGCATCATAATCAAATTGATCATTTGCTCTGTTAAATAACTCTATACGAACACTTGATTTTGATACCCATTCTTTAAAATCATCTGCCGTAACAATGTCATTAAAGTCAGGATGGGCTGTTTGAAGCCTATTAATAATTTCATGTTGCCGCATATTGCGGGAAATTTCTTCAACAGCTTTTATTTTAGGATGGTTAGCAAATTTGTGTTCAATATATTTATCAGGATCTTCAAAAATGTCGAGTTTTTCTTCGTCTTGTTGTGGGCTATTGGCCTTGTCAAGCTGAGTCTTAACGAAATCATCTACAATTTTTCGGAGTTCTCCAACTTCAGAAGATTGTTTTCCTAAAAGTTTTTCTGCCTCTTGATGCATCTGGACAATATCTTTAATGTCCTTACCCTGATATTTTTCAGGAATATCATCTTCTTCTTCGGCTTGTTGTACTTCTTCTGGCTCTGCTGGTTGTTCCTCTTCAGGAGCCTGCTCTTCTTCTAAAGGTGTAAAGTCTTCCCCATCTTGTAGTTCTTCGGGACTAACATCTAGTAATCGTGCCATATTTTAACTCCGTGCTAGAATAGCATTATGGAAATAATTATACTTTAGCGGCTCTTTCGTGATCCTTAGCCCACGCATCGTCGGCACCGGGCCATCCAGTACCTTTGAAATGTGAAGACACACTCGAGATTATCCGCTGTGCGGTGTGACCACATTCAAGACAAGTTGTAAATTCGTCTTCAGAATCTACCCATTGTTCTTCAATGTAACCACAAGTTATACATTTGAAATCATATCGTCTAAGCATCCTCAGACTCCATGTCAATTGCATTTCTTATTGCTGTTTCAAATCGCGTAACATTCGTTAAAATGTTAAGCTGACCTTTAACAAAAAATAAATCTTGTTCGTTTTTAATTTCTTCAATATTGTATGAGTCTACTAACTGTTGAGACTCTTCAACAAATTGTTTCCACCCATCGTGTAAAAACAAATCTAAATAATTTTCATAATATTTATCGTCTTCAGGACTCAATAGAGTTTCTCCCGTTATTACTTTTTAATATTATATCATACTTTTATCAATTTGTCAAGTATTTTATTGACTCATTTGTTTTTCAACAATTTCTTCTTTACTAGCAATTTCACGTTCTTTAAGAATTAACTTAGCTAGTTCAATCCGTTGTTTAAAATCAGTATCTTCTGGAGTTCCTATCTTTCCTAATGTCTCAACAGGAAGTAGCTCTGTTTCAACAGAGTTTTGTTGTACCCTAGAAATTACCTCTGCGGTCTGTGCTTGAATATTTTCTACGGTTGCTTGTTTCTGCGCCATTTCCATTTGCATCGCTTGCTGTTGTACTTCTTGTGCTTGTGGATTTGGTTGATTAGCTTGACGCAATCCCTCAATAATTTGCTCTCGATTACTAAGATTCATATTGTCAACAATAGATTCAATTAGCATCGGATACATAGGAGATTCAGGAGACATTGTTTGTAACAACTGGACAAGTTGTGTAACTTCATATTCTCTAGCAATAATACCTAAAGAAGAAGATGGAACAAATTTAAAATCTTGAACTGGATACGTATCAGGACTAAATTGCATATAACGATGAGCAACTTTAGATACAAACGGCAACAAGAAAGCTTCTTGGAAATTAATTAATGTACGCTTGTGACGTTTGATAATGGCTCCTAATGACATGGAAATACCCGCGGCTGTGGCATCTCCATTAATACTGCCGGGAATACCTGCGGCATCAATTGCCCCCGTTGCCATTTGCACCATTTGTTGTAAAGCGGCAGATTGATTAAATGTGTTAGAGTCAAGAGTTCCAAATCTGAACGGCTGTAAGACTTCTGATGGATTGCCATTCGTAAGGATGGCCTTGCCGGGTCTAACTTCCAACTTGCTTCCACGAGGAAGACGTGAAGCATCAACAGCAAGCATAGGATGTACAGTAAGCGCAAGCCCGTCAATTCTTGCGCGTAGTTCTGTATCAAGGGCTTTTTGTGCATTATAACCTTTTTCGCAAATACCGCGTCCCCAAAAACGAGACGGGACAACATCCCATGGAAATGCGATAACCGGACGATCTTGCATCATATAAGGATTTGTTGTCGCTTTTAATAAAATACCATTGTTTGCAATAACAACAATTGCTTCAGTATACTCACTGTCTTCATCTCCGTCTTCTAATAAATCACTTGGAACTAATCCATAGTATTTTGTTAGACGAATTTTATCATCCGCATACATAGTTAAATCTTGATCCGGCTCAAGATCTACATCGGATGCCGCTTGAGTAATTTCAACATTATTGTAAACACCCTGCTCTTGCAGTTTAATTACCTGATGCATTGGAACAAACTCATCAATTGCAACGCCTAATGCTTCATCAATAGAAGTAGCAACAGGGTCAATTAAAAAGTTTTGTGGCATTACTGGACGTAATTTAAATATAGTTTTAGTTTTTTCTTCAACACCAACCGCTTGCATTGCTCCGTCCATTACTGGGCGTGTTGCAGGAGTAAACTCGGTTGTTTCCTCTGCAATAATTTCTCCAATGCCTGTGCCAAAAACAGCGGAGTTTAACAAACATTCAGCAATACTTTTGCGAGCCGAAACAAATGTTAAATCTTCATACAGTTGATTACGTATAAATTGAACATCAACTTTTTGGGAATCTTGAAAGTCGTCTTTAATATCAAACCATTTTCCACGACCAAATGTTGCTTCTTCAACTTCAGCTACGGCTGACTCTACTGCTTGTTGAAGCGCAGGGCTAATTATACGAGATCGTTCAGACATTCTTAACGAATCTTCAGAAGACCAAATGCCTCGCCATAGTCGATAATATTCATCAAACTTGTCTTGATAGTTTGACTCAAAATGATCGCGCCATTGGTTGCATTTATGTACAACCCATCCTTCCAGTGTATTTGATAGATCATCAAAGTTTTCGTATTGCATTTTAATATCCTGCTACTGGGTCTAATATTTCAAATTCATCTTCTTCGTAGTCATAATAGTATGCTACTTTAGCAAGTTGATCTATATAAGCAAGTGCATCAACTAAATCATCATGCACTAAATGATTTGGAAATTGAAACAATTCATCTAAAAATTGTGAGTTCCATTCTCCTTCGTTTAAAGTTATTTGACCATGTTCAAAACGTCCCTGTAAGCCCCAAACAATCCGGTCTGTTTTTTTCTTATTTCCATGCGTAAGTTCTTCAACCCGAAAAAATCTTTGGCTAGCTTTCATAATATCTGTGAGATAAGGAAGCACTGCATTTTTTAATGCGCCTTTTTCAATACCAACAGATACGGGTTTATAGAATGCAACAGCATCAAATATTTTTTTTGCTGTTTTTTTAATATCCCAACGTCCGTGAATAATCTCAGCTACCCACCAACCTTCTTCACTGACCTTAACCACAGCAATGGCTGTTTCATCAAGTTTTTTATTTTTACTTTTGGTTGCTGATTCCACATTTGCAAAACCCGCAAGATCCACCGCAATGTAGTAATCACCAGAATCAGGCTCATCTTTAGAAAACTGTACCCAATCTTCTTTGAAGATTTCAGAACCCATTGCTTCAAACGATGCCATAAACTCTTGTCTGAAGGCGTAGGAAGACATACTTCGTTTAGCAGTGTCAATTTCTTTCGGGTCAAGTAAAGGATTGTCGTAAGACGTAAAATGCCAAGATTTAAATCCTTCATCCTCTCCCAGATTGGCATAGGTATAGAGTTCATAAAAATGATTNCTTCCCATTGGCGTCCCAATAAATAACGCCTGTCCTTTTTGGTCGGCAAGTGCAGGTCTTAAAATTTGTTCCCATACTGACGGCTTCATATCAGCATACTCGTCCATAACAAGAAACTTGAGTGATACGCCACGCATAGTTTCTGGACGATCAGCCCCTTTTAAAGATATGATGCAACCATTAATCAGGGTAATTTGTAAATTATTAATATGAGAGCTTTTAATTACTGGATGCGCTAACTCTAACAGAGTAGACCACATAATGTCTCGGGCTTGTCCCTGCGTAGGCGCAACATAAAACACATGCCCACGATCAGTTTGTAATCCATTAATAATTAGTAGCCATGCCGCTAATCTAGACTTACCTGTACGTCGCCCTGCCGCTACAATTTTGAATCGAGTCTTGTCTCCAAATACCTCCTGTTGCCACGGAAGTAATTCAACATTAAGCTCCACGCATCATCTCTACAAGTTCTTCAGAGCGTCTACCAACCTGACGATACCATTTTGAATTTACCATTTCGTCAGCGGCTTTTTGATAGTCACCTTCGTTAATAGCCTTCAACATATTTTTAAATTTACTAAGACGATTTCGGCCTAGATTAAATGCCATGTTGACAAGAACTCTTTGCGCTGTTGGTGTCTGCCCCGCAAAGTTTAATACAAGGTTACAAGCATCAGAGTATGCAACGTTGCAGTCTTTATGAAACACATCTAATATACGTTCATCTGTTACCGGAGTTCCTACAGGCCAAGAATATTCCATATCATCTTCTGTAACCATATGACCAATACCAAATGTTGGATAGTTTTCAGAACACAAATAAATTTCTGCTACATACCCTTCATGACGAATCAAGTCTTCTTTTACAATTTCAATTAATTCATCTTTCGTCATCAATTATCTCGCCTTCGATAATGTTTGGTTCTGGTGTGATTGTTGTATCGCTGCCTACACCCGTAATAGTAATTGAAACAGCAGAACGTCCTGCATTGTTTTTATCTTTTTCAAAATAACTAACAGGCAACATTCTATCCATCAACAATTTCCACGCCGCCGCTTGATTTTTATGCTCATCGTTTAATGCCGCACTCATAATACTATCTAATACCTTTTGAGATCGTGGACTAGCTAACAAACGAGCTTTAAACTCATTGATTGCCGCCGCATCTCCGGGAGGTCTGCCACGTTTTACTCTATTGCCACCTTTTTTTGACTCAACAAGACTTTTAGGGGGTCTTCCACGCTTTTTTGGTTGAGTATTCTCAGTCATTTTGCTGTACTCTTTAGTTATCTTAAGAGTTATTATCTATATGATTATAATTTATAGTATATAATTTTCTCTTGCATTGCTATTTAGTATATAGTATAGCATACTTTTAAGGATTTGTCAAGATATATTTTAATTAACAGTGCATATTCCTTTCTTCAGCGGGTCTCAACATAATGTTGTGTTCCTCCGCAGAGCAATTTTTATTATATAGATCAAAGTACTTATAACAAAATAGACTAATAGTATTTATCTATTAAATAAACTCTATTTATTATTATTTTTTATAGTTTTAAATTGACTTTTTTTGTGTCTGAGCAGGTACTATACAAAATTGAGTACACGTGCGCCCTCCCCCGCCCTCTTTATACCGGCGCGATCCTGTACAGAACTCGCGAGAGTGTGTATCGAGAAAGCACCCACATAGATCTTTTTTGTACCCTACAAAAGACAGCTACATTCGTTCAGCAATTGAACGGGAACTTTTTCCGATCTAGGCAGTCTTAATAATATGTCGAATCGAATCGGCATCGTTGCGGGATCGAATGCCCGTTGTTATTTAACAGACAGACAGCGCGGTAGTTGGTCCCGTTTTTTTTGTACTCTACAAAACAGAGGTAATTAAAATGGAAAACTTACTATCACAAGATCAGATCGTGGCGAATTTTGCGTCAAACTTCTCGAAGCTAGTTGCAGATGCTCAAACAGTGGACGCGCAGATATTGGACCAATTCCGGGTCCTTATCGGCGTGGCAACACTGTCGAAGCTTCCAGCCAAGTTAAAGCAGATAGGCGCTATACCTCACTTCTCGAATGAGATACTTGATACATTCATTCAAGCCCTTAGAGAGAACCGAGGCGATAAGTCCGAGGAGTCATACCACGGGCAAAGAGTTAGCTACATTCGCGGGCTTTTCCACTCAATGGTGGAAGGTGAAAGGGCGATGGTTATTGAAGCAATCGACGGTAAGAAGTCATTACAGACGTCCTACAAGAAGCTTCAAAAGCTAAAGACTGAAGCGAATGGCAATGGCGGATCTGATCAGTCTGAGAACGCAACGCAGGGTAGTGAATCTGAGGAGGTTGAGACCTCGGAAGATAGCAAGTCTGAAATGATAAGCCTCACAATGCCCAAAGACTCTGATCCGCGCAGTATCGCTGAAAATCTCAAGGTACTGCTAGGTGAAGAGATCGCACTAGAAGTAGCCACGTGCATCATGGAATCAGAGATTTTTCCAAGTGTTGTAAATGGTTAAACCGAAACCCTCTGGCGGAAACGCTAGAGGGTTTTTTTTGTACCCTACAAAATCTGAAATGAGGGGAGAATGATGGGGATTGATTGGGATTTAGCTTTCGTAGTTATTGGGTTAGTGGGGTCTGTCTCACTATTGTTGGGTGTTTGTGTTGGTATTTGTGAGTGGATATTTGAGCGATGACGTGTGCGTGTGAACCGGAATACTGGAGGAAACTATTTCCAGAGGTGTCGTTTGGCGACAAATTGTGGATACGTTTCAAAGATGGGGAGGAGGTTGTGATCAAACACCTGTACTTTGATGACAGCGTTCTTGAGGAGATTAACTGGGATAATGTAAAGGAGTGTAGTGAAATTTAGTGGGGAACTTTTTTAGATCTTCCTTGTCTAAACAGTATGCTCGTTGAGAAACGCCATATTTTTTTTGTAGTATACAAAACTGGAGAACAGTGATGAGAATAGAATGTAAGACTTTTAATATGCTTGATCTCACAGAGAGTGAGTTATCATTTTTTGCGGAGTGTTTGTATCACGAAGCCGATAGTGACTTTGATAGTGACTACATGGCGCTCGCACGTAACAACTTTGAGAGAGCATTGCAGTTATTTCGTGTGCTTGCACATGAGTCTGAGTGGTACGCACTACGTGTAAAGCGGTGTGAGGAAAAGCTTGAAGAGATAAAAGCGAAGTCTGAGGAGAAGTAAATGTTTAAAAAATACAATCCGTTAATCAATGAGTATATGCAAACGGATCACTTGCACATGCGTGACGGGATCATTGCCGTTGTGATGACCATCAAGATGCCGCATTGGATGTGGCCCAAAATGATGGAGGATTACAGGCAGAATGGTGGGATATCACAGTATTTGTTTGGGTTCAAACGTGAAACGTACAAGTATCTACACAGGCATAGTGCAGAGTTGTATGACGACTTGATAAGATTGTGGAGAACACCCAAGAAGGAGTTGGGTGGCACAGTTCAA